TATTGGATTCACAAACGATGCTCGAAGTTGGAGTTTGGCTAATCGTGGAGGTTTATCAGATTCTTTAGTTATAAGAGACGTTACTGCTGGTGCTGATAGAGTAGTTGTAGACTCATCAGGCAACGTGGGTATTGGTACTACTTCGCCTGCTGTTAAGCTGGCTGTTTCAAATAATGGGGCAGCAGGTATAGAGATAGTTCCTGCTGGTGGTGGCGAGCCTATAATCCAAAGTTATAACAGAAGTACCTCTGCGTTTACTCCAATCAGGCTTACAGGTTCAGATTTAAAGTTTTATACAGGCACTACTCCTTCAGAAACCATGCGTATCGACTCATCAGGCAACTTGTTGGTGGGGACTACTACTGCTGGTGTTGCATCCTCTAGTTCTGTTGAAGGTATTCAGATTGCTCCTACCACTTTATCCGTTGCAAGAAGTGGTGGGCAAGTTGCTTTTTTTAATAGACAAACAAACGATGGTGCTATTGTAGACTTCCGCAAAGACGGCACAACAATTGGAAGTATTGGTAGTACAATAGGTAATGCATATTTTGCAGGTTCGTCTACTGGTATAACTTTTGGTTCTGCTAATCTTTATCCAACAAATGCAAGTGGTGCAAAAAGCGATGATACTTTAATATTAGGCTCTGCAACCAACAGATTCAAAGACCTCTACCTTTCAGGAAGTGTAAAAGTACCAGCAGCTTCTAATGGTATTGAGTATTCTTCAACAGCTTTCATAACGCCTGAAAACAATGTTAGCGGTGCAGAGGTTAGCACTCCTGGTGCTTTTGTTGTAAAAACAGGCTCAACACCAGCAGAAAGAATGCGTATTGATTCTTCAGGCAACGTTGCTATTGGCACTTCAAGTGCTAACAGCCGAAATCTTTATATACAGGGTGCTGGAGCTTATATTGGTTTAAATAGCACAACTGGAGGTTTTACAACCATTGAAGGTCTTGATAATGGCACTAAGAGATGGCGTATAGGTCAAAATGGATTTGGTGGTGCTGATGGTTTTGCTATTTATACTGGTGCTTCTGATACAGAAAGAATGCGTATTGACTCTTCAGGCAACGTAAGAGTAGGTGTAGGTAATACTTTTGAACCTACTATTCAATTTACTAATTCAGGTCGTGTAGCTAGTAATCCTGGTTATTCATTTAATGGTGATTTAGATACTGGAATGTTTAATCCAAGCTCTCAAGGAACTATAGCATTTTCTAATAATGGTACAGAATCTGTACGTATTGATTCTTCAGGCAACTTGTTGGTGGGTTGTACGTCAGCAGGTGCAAGTAATGGCGTTACTTTACATTCGAGTGGCTATATCCAACCTAGAACAAACACAGGTATACCTGCTATCTATGCTGATAGAGAGGGCAGCGATGGAAGTATAATTGAGTTACGAAAAGACGGCTCAGCAGTTGGAAGTATTGGTGTTGCCGCAAGTGACAATATTTATTTCGCAGGAGACTCTGGCTCAACAAAAGGTATTTATATAAACGAAGCGGCACTTTACCCTGCCGACACAGGTGGTGCTGTTATTGATAACGCTGTGGCACTAGGGCAGTCAAGTGTTCGTTGGACAGACCTTTACCTTTCAGGCGGTGCTTATCTAGGCGGTACAGCAGCAGCAAACCATCTTGACGATTATGAAGAAGGTACTTTTACTTTAAGTCCAAATACAGGAACATTATCTTCTCAAGCGTGTAAATATACAAAAGTTGGTGGTATTGTAACTTTTGTACTAGAATTTACTGTTGGAACAGGTGGTGCAACAACATATTCAGGGTTACCTTTTGCAACTAATGGTACATGTGCTACGGTTCCTTATGTTGTTGGTCAAACTTTTGCTGCAAGTCGTACTTATCCAACAATGGTTGTTGGTGCTGCTGGAACCACTATAAATATGAGAGATTGTGGTAGTGGACAAGCTTTGAGTAGTATGGCTGTAACTGCTGGAGCTACTTATCACGTTTGTTTTTCATATACGACAGATTAATAACAACTAATATACCTAGTGGATTCTAGGTACAGACATAGGAGAAAATAGAATGGCAATAACAAAAGAAATAATAGAAGATAAAATAGAAGTTGTAGGAGACTACAAAACTATACAAGTAAGAACAGCTACAGTCATCAAAGAAGATGGTGTAGAGCTATCAAGGTCTTTTCATAGACACGCATTAGAATGTGTAAGCTCTGTAAAGAATGATGACGATAGTTGGACTCATACAGATACAGACGTATCAGGAGAGTCTACAGAGGTTCAAGGAATTGCAACAGCAGTGTGGACAGACGCAGTTAAAACTGCAAAACAAACAGCTAACGAAAACACAGGAGTTTAATTATGGCAATAGGATATACTTGGGACGTTTCAACAGTTGATACTTACCCAACACTAGAAAGTAATGCAGACGTGGTTTATAACGTGCATTGGAGATTAACAGCAGAAGATGATGCTAATCAGGATGCTGATGGTAACAACTGGACAGCTACTGTATACGGAACTCAATCTGTAGATACTTCAGACTTGTCAAGCTTTACAGCTTTTGCAGACTTAACAAGCTCTGACGTACAAGGCTGGGTTGAAACAGCTATGGGTAGTGATGCTGTACAAAATCTTAAAGACGGTTTAGATGCTCAAATCGCATTACTGATTACACCAACATCCGTTACTAAAACAATCGGATAATTTTAATATCTAAGAGGAGATAACAATGGAAGAGAATGTAATAACCCTTGCTGACGGCACAGAAATGAAGGAATCTGAGCTTTCGCAAGAACAAGCAGTAATTATTAGTCATATCAGAAGTTTAAAAGATAAAGTCGCAAGGCTAGAGTTTGAGGTAAATCAACTTGTACCTAGCTTGCGTTTTTATGAAAACGCTTTTGTTGAATCTACTAAAGAAAAGGCAGAAGAAGTTTTGGAAGAAAAATCAAATAATACCAAAGGGGGTAAAAAATGATTGCAGATGTAATAATGTGGGTAACAGCTATCGTAACTATTTCTAGTTTAATAGCAGCAAGCACACCAACGCCACAAGACGATATATGGATTGGTAAGCTGTATAAAATTATAGACTTAGCAGCTTTAAATTTTGGTAAAGCCAAAGATAAGTAATGTACGAATACAAGTGTAATATCACGAGAGTTGTAGACGGAGACACATTAGATGCAGAAATTGACTGCGGCTTTGACATCATCTTCAAGTCTCGTATACGCTTGTACGGCATAGACACACCTGAGTCCCGGACCCGGAACTTGGACGAAAAAGCTAGAGGCAAACTAGCATCCCAATTCATAAAAGACAAAATAGCAAAAGCCAAGCTTGTTAAAGTAAAAACCAAGCTTGATAAAAAGGGTAAATTTGGCAGAGTCTTAGGCTCTATTATTGCTGACGATGAAGATTTAAACGAATCCATGGTAAAAAATTACCTTGCAGTAGCTTATTTTGGTCAGAGCAAAGACGATATAGAAGCAGAACATCTCGTAAACAGAGATAAGCTTATAGAACTAGGACAACACATACCGGTAGAATAGTGGATTCTGCGGTTAAATTAATTAATGAAGTTGGTTTCCCAATAGCGGCAGCTATAGGTCTAGGTTTATTTATTTGGAAACTCATAAACAAAATTATTGATGGTATGGAAACAAAAGTAGATGTGCTTGATGAAAAAGTATCAGCACAAATATCTGAAATAGAACAAAGATTAGGTCAAAAACTAGACTCACAACATGGAATATTAGTAGCATTAATTGATAGAGTTCGTTCTGTAGACAATGAGATTATTAGACAAGATACTCTTTTGAAGACTATACTAGGTGTACCACAACTTATGCACACCGATAGGTTGGCAAAGGCAGATAGAGATGACCAAAGGAAAGATTAAAAGAAAAGTAGGTAGACCAAGCAAGGCTGAACTCAAGCGTAGAAAAGAAGAAGCTGAAAAAGATAAACTTATATGGTTTGTCATGGCTGTAGGAGTTGCTTTAATTATAGGTATATTTACACAAAACTTACAAGCAGACCAAATAGTTCATAAGTTTAAATCACCATCTTTTAGTGGTATTAACACAAGCTCACATTATTTGACTATTGAAAACCAACAGTACACAAGAAAGATGACTATAAAAGAGGAGCTAAAAGCTTTACAAGAACAAATAGAAAGAGACAAAGAAAACACGACACTTGCAAGGTTTCTTAAAAATTTAGAATCAAGAATTTATGCACAGCTATCACGACAGCTAGTAGACAATCTTTTTGGTGAAACACCACAAACCTCAGGTACTATAGAACTTGAGGGTAATACTATAGAATATACATCTGATGGACAATTTATTACACTTAAAATAACCGATGCAGATGGCTATGTCACAGAAATTACCTTACCTATTGGTTCTTTTACTTTCTAGCTGTTCTATTAATAGCGTCATACAAGACACAAAACAAATAAGATACGAACACAAAAGCAAAGACAAGCCAAGTATTTATTCTTTACAATCGCAAGAACTTTTAAACATAACACCTCCAAAAACTATGCCTGTAGTAGCCGTCTATCCTACTGCATTTACAGACCAAACAGGACAACGTAAAAGTAACAGTGAGTTTGCTTTATTCTCTACAGCCTTAACTCAAGCACCAAGTAATTTATTAATACGAGCATTGAAGCATGCAAGTAACGGCAATTTTTTTAGAGTGGTTGAAAGGGTTGGCCTTGATAACCTTGTAAAGGAAAGACAAATTATTCGTAGTACCAGAGAAGAATTAGAAGACAAAAAAACCATCATGCCCTTGCTATTTGCAGGCGTGTTGCTCGAGGGTGCTGTTGTATCGTATGATAGTAACTTAATAACAGGTGGTGCAGGTGCAAGATACCTAGGTATTGGTTCAAGCGTGCAATATCGTGAAGATACAATTACTGTCAGCCTAAGGATGGTTTCTGTTGCCACAGGTGAAATTTTAGTAGAGGTTTTATCAAGTAAAACCATACTAAGCTACGGACAGTCTCAAGACTTGTTTAAATTTATAGAAATGGGAACAGAGTTAGTAGAAGTAGAATTTGGTGTTTCACATAACGAAAGCACCACAATAGCTTTAATGAAAGCTATAGAAGGTGCTGTATTGGAACTTATTATTATCGGTTACGATAAAGGGTATTGGAAATATGAAGAAAATAATTAATCTAGCTTTGTTAGTTTCTGTATTTGCATTAGCAGATAACGAAATCTATGTAGACCAAAGCGGAAATTCTGCATCTATAGATATAGAGCAGTTAGGCAGCTCTAACCTTATTGGTGGTAGCTCTGCAATATCTGGGACTATGACCGCACTTGACCTTGATGGTGTCTCAATGATACTTGATATCAACCAAATAGGTGCTAGTAATATATTTAGGTCAGACGCTATTGACGGCGATAACTTTACAGGATTTTTTGAGTTTGATGGCGATAGCAATATTATGGATATTTTGCTAAACAGCACAGGACTTATTAGTGCAGATTATGTTAATTTGATGGTTGATGTCACAGGTAGCAGCAATGAATTTGATATCAAAATAGCTGAAGATGCAGACTCATCTTATCTTGATTTAGATTACACTATTTTAGGCGGCTCTAACGTATTTGATATAGATATTGATTATGCTAATGCTATAAATTTTGTGGATATAAATGGCAGCTCTAACACGTTAAACTTTACTGGAAGTGGTTATGCAGGTACTACATCGTCTGATTCAGCATATTTTTATATGGATTTAGATGGCAGTAGTAACACATTTAACATCATACAATCATCAACACTTGCAAGGGATTGGTTAAAAATTGAAAGCACTACTTCTAACTCTAATATTTGTATCACTCAAAATGATGGGGGAACAACAACAGGTTGCTGATATAGGTGATATATCAGAACTAAATGGTGTTGCACGAATATTAAGAGATAAGCCATTACAAGCCGAGTTAAATCTTGGCATACAAAGTAATGATGAGGCCGTTACAACGAATGGTCGTATGGCTATTACTTTTCTTGACGACTCAACTGTAAAACTAACTGAACATTCAGAGCTTCTTATAGACGAATATATCTATGACCCTGACCCATCTAAATCGAAGATGGCTCTAACTTTTAGTCTTGGTACAGCAAGATTTATTACTGGGAATCTAAATAGGATAGATAAACAAAACATAAAACTTAAAACACCCACCGCAAACATAGCAATTCGTGGCACGGATTTTACAACCACGATTGATGAAATCGGTAGAACACTCGTCATACTGCTTCCAGATAAGTACGGTATATCTAGCGGTGAAATAGAAGTTATTACAGCAACAGGCAGTGTTTTGTTGAACAAACCTTTTCAGGCAACTACAGTAGATGTTTTCGAGAAGGCACCAAGCAAGCCTGTAATTCTAGATTTATCCTTAGAGCTTATAGACAATATGTTAATTGTTAATCCTCCTGAAGAAGAAATAATTGAAAGCGAAGAAGTTGTCGCACAAAAGAAAAATATCTTAGACTTTGATGATTTAGATATTGATTATTTAGAAGAAGATTTTTTAAAAGAAGATGAATTAGAGTTTACAGAATTAGATATTAATTACCTTGATGTAAATTTTTTAGAAGATTTGCTTGATGTAATTGATGCTTTAGAAGTTGTAAAAGAAGAAGATGCATTAGCACAAGATGGTATTTCTACAAACATAAAAGGAACTAGGTTAGGTCAAGATTTAGACACACAAATAACTTCTTTTTATACAGGTGAAGTTTTAACGCTGCTTAGAGGTGTACAAAGCACAGCAAGGGTAGACATAAACGGTGCAGCAAGTTATACGGTTATATTTATACAAGACGGCATATCTAATGTCGTTACTATAAACGGTGGTGAGGGAAGTGTTATTAGAATTACGCAAAGCAATTAAGTGTCAAAAAGTGTCGACTTCTATTCTATGATGAGTATAATGAGGTAAAGGAGTCGTTATGAAAGTTTTAAGTTTATTTGATGGTATGAGTTGTGGTCGTATTGCATTAGACCGTTTAGGCATACCTGTAGAAAAGTATTATGCAAGTGAGATAGACAAGTATGCTATCCAAGTAAGCCAAGCAAATTATCCTGATATTATTCAGGTTGGTGATATTTGTGACTTAGACCCTAAAGACTATATGGATGTAGACCTCATGCTTGCAGGCAGTCCATGTCAGGGATTTAGTTTTGCAGGCAAACAGCTTGCTTTTGACGACCCAAGGAGTGCCTTGTTTTTTGAGTTTATTCGGTTGCTCAAAGAAATAAAACCAAAGTATTTCTTGCTTGAAAACGTAAGAATGAAAAAAGAGTTTTTGCAAGTTATATCAGAACAAGTGTCTGACTGCTATCCTGAAATACCTTTTGGTATTGAACCTATTTTTATAAACAGTTCGCTTGTCTCAGCCCAATCAAGACAAAGATATTATTGGACTAACATACCAAACATACAACAGCCTGAAGACAAAGGTATAGTCTTGCGAGACATACTAGAAACACAAGTTGATGACAATTTAGATAAAATGACAAGCAAAGAGGGTAAAGCACACTGCTTAACTGCAAGTTATACAGGAGCTGTGCCATGGAACAGTATAGAGAAAAGACAAAGAACTATGGTTCCTGTCAATAAACCAATTAAGGTTGGCATGAATGTAGAACAAGTGAAAGTAAGAAAACACGAAGTTCATATTGAAAGCCTTAAATGGCTTTTACGAACTATGAAAGCCAATAGTGGCAAAACTAATAAACAAATAGCTGAAGAAACCAACACGCCTGTGACCAAGGTTGAGCATTGGTTTAGAAATGACAGCAGTTTTGCTATACCGAGTGATGATATTTGGTTTAAGCTTAAAGAAGTATTAGGTCTGAACACAGATATATTTGATGCACAGATTATGGAGTTTGAGTATCGTGACGGTGTGTATGAAAGTAAACAAAGAGTATATAGCGAAGAAGGTAAGTCACCTACGCTGACAGCATCTAATAAAGACCAATACATAGAAACCAAACCCAAACAAGTAGGCATAGCTGTTGATATAAACGGACACGATGTTTTAAAAAGAGTCTATAGTCCTGATGGTAAATCGCCTACAGTGAACACCTGTCAGGGTGGTAATAGAGAGCCTAAAGTTGTCGTTGGTGGTGCTTTTCGTGGCAGAGCTTACGATAAAGACGGCAAACGCATGGACAGAGACGGAAATTCTGTAGCTAACCAAACTAAACAAATGCTTGAACTTAGAAGAGATAACAAATCAAACGCTATTACTACAGTAGGTAAAGATAGTGTTGCAGTGTTTTCTAAAGAAAGAATTGCTAAATTAAAAGAAACGATGAAAGAAAATCCACAACCATCAACAAATGGAATTATACAGTTGAACAATCCAACCTTTTCTAGCAACAGAGTTTATTCACCTGATGGTAAATCGCCAACACTACTAGCAGGAAATAAGGGTGGCGGAAAAGAACCTGTAAAAATAAATGACGATTTAACATGGCGAAAGCTCACACCCTTAGAATGTGAAAGACTACAGACAGTTCCAGATAATTACACCAATCATGTTTCTAATACACAAAGATATAAAATGCTAGGCAATGGTTGGACGGTAGATGTTATATGCCATATATTTAAAAACATGGAATGAAGAAGTTAATATTACCAATACTCATAATACTAGCTCTACCGCTAGTGTTTCAGTCGGTACCTACAGAAATATTAAAACTCAAAACATTTGATGCTTTGGTTAAGGAACAAGAACCAAGCGGTAATTTTGTTATTTTAAACATATCAGAAGAAGACGTAAGGAAACGTGGCGGCTTTCCTTTTCCAAGAAGAGATTTAGCACAAATACAAATAGACCTAATTAATGAGGGTGCTATAGGTATTGGATGGGCATTATCATTTTCAGAAGCTGATAGGTTTGGTGGCGATGATGCTTTTGCACAAACGCTTGGTTATACACCCAGCGTACTAGCAATGTTTGAAACACCTAACGGTCAATATCCGAAAACAGTTGGCACCGTAATAAAAGGCGATGAGGTTGGCGGTATACCTACAGCAGGTGTAGTTGAAAACATTGATGTGCTAAAACAACAAAGCTTTCAAGGTATCGCCACAGCACCTGTTGATGTAGATAACCTAGTGAGACGCATACCTTTGTTGATGAAAACACCTGACGGTTGGACACCTAGCTTTGGCACAGAAATACTAAAAGCACTTACAGGCACTAGGTCGTACATAATTACTACCAATGCAAACGGCATACAAGAAATTGCAGTAAGACATTTACCGCCTGTAAAAACAGATAACTTTGGTCGTAAATGGATTAGTTGGGTCAATACACCTACAACAACATTAGATGAAATGAATGTAGCAGGTAAGTTTGTAATTATTGGTGTCACTGCAAACGGTGTAATGCCACAAGTAGCTACGCCTGTAGGCTTGTTAGAGCCACATAAGATACAAGCAGCGTTAGCAGAATCAATCCTGATACAAGACTCTCCTATGATACCTGAGTGGTCTATAGCTGCTGAAATGTTAATTTTTATCACATCAGTAACCCTTATATGGCTCGTAATTGCATATTTTGGTATAACCCTAGGAGTTGCATTGGCATTAGCAATAATGCTTTCTACGGCTTTAGGTGGCTATTACGCAATACAAGCAGGTATATTAATAGATGTAACTTGGTCTTTAGTATCACAATTTATCACCGGGTCTATAGGTTTTTACCTTAGATTTAGAGAACAATACAAACTAAGACAACAAATAAAAAAACAGTTTGAGCATTACCTTGACCCAAGACAAGTAAAACAATTACAAAAAAATCCAGAACTATTAAAACTTGGTGGAGAGAAAAGAAGATGCACTTTTATGTTTACAGACTTGCGTGGCTTCACAGCCTTGAGTGAGTCTGTAGAGCCTGAAAAAGTAACTTATATTATGAATAGAGTTCTAACAGCACAGGTTGAAGCAGTGCAAAAATACAATGGTTGCATTGACAAATTTATCGGTGATGCAGGCATGTATATCTGGAACGCACCTTTAGATGTAAAACATCACGAACAAATAGCATACGAGTGTGCATTAGAAATTATAGAAAATGTTAAAAAAGTAAGCGATGAATTGGTAGCAGAAGGCTTGCCACCTGTTGCAATAGGCCTTGGATTAAATACAGGTGATGCAATAGTTGGTAACATGGGCAGTGAAACACGGTTTGATTATTCTGCTATAGGCGATGCTGTAAATACAGCTGCAAGACTAGAATCAGCCACAAAAGAAAGAAATGTAGATATTTTAATAGGCGAAGAAACAGAAAAGTTTTGTGGTTACAAATTAAAAGTGTTAGAATCTATCAAGGTTAAAGGAAAAGAAAAACCATTAAAAATTTATACAAAACATTTATAAAATATATGGCAACAACAAAAGAAGCAATCAGTAAAATAGAAGCACACGAAAGAGAGTGTACGATTAGATATGAAAACATAGAAAAAAGACTTGAAGACGGCTCAAAGCGTTTTGATAAGCTAGAAAACATGATATGGGCTGTATATCCGTTTATCTTACTTTCTGTAGTTTTGTCTAGGTTTGTATGAGCAAAATATTGTTAGGCATTATTGCTGTAATGTCTTTGATTACAATATTTTTGTACAATCAAAATAAAACCCTCACAGCAAACAATCTTGCACTAGAAGGTGCGGTAGCAACACAAGAAGAAGCTATACAAAGTTTACAAAACGATTTTCAACTACAAACCACAAGTCTTTTAGAATTACAAAACAGAAATCAAGAAATACAAAAAGAAATGTCTAGGTATCTTGATATTTTCAAAAGACACAATCTAAGCAAACTAGCAGCAGCTAAGCCCGGTTTGATAGAACCAAGAGTAAATAAAGGAACGAAAGATGTATTCGATAGTATTGAAGAAGACAGCCGCAACATTGACAGTCTTGATGATGGCTTGCAGTTGCAGTCTGCTACCAACTAAACAAATAGAAGTAACAGCAAAGCCTATGGAGAGAACCATAGTGCAGCCTGTAATGCCTAGAGAAATAGACCTAAAAGACCCATATTGGTATGTCGTATCAGACAAAAACTTAGAAGAATTTTTACAAAGAGTAGAAAAAGAACATGAACAAGTAGTGTTTTTTGCCATGTCAGTTCCAGATTACGAACTAATGGCTTATAACATGCAAGAGTTAAAGAGGTATATAAATGAGCTTAAAGAAGTTGTTGTGTATTATAAAAAAGTCACAGAACCACAAAAAGGAGACGAGTAAAATGAAAATATCTAATGAAGGCATAAAACTAATTAAACACTTTGAAGGCTGTCCTACAGACTCAGATGGCAACGTAGTAAGTTATCGTTGTGCTGCAAATAAAGCCACAATAGGCTACGGTTCTCTAAAACTTATAGATGGCACTCCTGTAGAAGATGGTATGAAAATAAGCAAACAAGATGCTGAAGATTTACTAGCACACGAGCTACATGAGTATGAAGGCTATATTAATGACATGGTTGAGCCTGATTTAAAACAAAACGAATTTGATGCATTGGTTTCATGGGTGTTTAATTTAGGGCCTTCAAATTTAGCTGCAAGCACTTTGTTAAAAAGACTTAACATGAAAATGTGGAATGACATACCAAACCAAATAAAACGCTGGAACAAGGTTGGTGGCGTGCCTAACGATGGGTTAATAAAAAGAAGAAACGCTGAAGCTTTGTTGTTTGAAGGTAAAGAATGGGGTAAAGTCTAACTGACATGGTTGTTTGTGGATATTCACTTATCTCCTCTCTCTCCAGAGCAACGTGTCAGGAGAGTCAAGCGTCCTTTACATATTGGCTCTCCACCTAATGCTTAACCTAGATAACATTAAATCATTTGACGCTTTATCAAGAGATGAGCAGGTAGAGGCACTTACTCTTATTGATAAATGGAAAAACCTAAACGCAAGAGACAGATGTAGGGATGATTTTTTAGAATTTGTAAAATTTCATTGGGAAGGCTTTATTATGGGCAGGCATCACAAGATTCTTGCAGACAAGCTAAACCGTATTGCACAAGGCA